CACGAGAGGGCAGGCGACGAGCGACACCGAGACGCTCTCCGGCCTCCAGCTGGTGCTCGATACTGCCATCACAGACGGCACCATCTCTGGTGATGCGCTGATCACGGCAGCAGGCCCTGGCGTTTCCGTTGGTGATTTGGTGTCGGTCCCGATCAGTTTCACGATCTCCGGTAAACCGACTGGAGCGTTCTGATGGCACTTCTCGGCAATGGCGGAATCCTGGAACTGAGCCGGGAATGGCCGGAGCCGATGGCGCTGACTCTCGACGCGATCAACGGCAACACGATCGCGCTGGGCAACGAGGACTACTGGACAGGAGACCGCATCCTGTTCACGGCTGCCAGCGGGATTCCCTTCGACCTGAACGGTGACGGCTATGCCGATTGTCCTGAAGGACATGGCATCTATCGTGGCTCCAAATACGAGCTTGGTCCTGCTCGGGATTTCTACACCGGCCCTGAAACCAACGAAAACGGTCCCCACTACAGGACGGAATCACTAGCGCTTTCCCCCGCCGCCGTCAACTACACGACAACGCCGAACACGCTTGTCATCTCCAGTGCCAATTTCTTCACAGGTGAACGTGTCTATCTAGCGAGCGCGGCTGGGCTGCCTATCGACCTAAACGGTGACGGTTACGCGGACCTTCCAGAAGGCCACGGTGTCTACGCAGGTTCACAATGGGATCTGAGCCCCGCACGCGCTCACGTAGCCAGTGCCAGTTCAAATTATTACACTCCGAATGATGCAATCGCCTTTTACGTTACGGCAAGCACAACAGGATTATCTACATTGCTAGAAGCATACATTGTAAAAGATGTCAATAACAACGTACGTTTTTACGATTCACCCAGCCCGGGTGCGACCGAGTATGTGATACGAAGCGTTGCTCCCGGAAACTTCGTAATCTTTAAATACAGAGACACAGCCGGTTACGTTGCCGCCGTAGAAGCTGCCGCCGTTGCAGTCGCTGACTTGGACCTAGCAACCGAAGACGCACTCGAAAACGTCATCACATTACCCTCGGTCCTGAGCTTCAACTATTACAACCGCAATCAAGACACAGGCTTCGCCACCCAGTTCGACGCTTACGGCTCCATGGATCAGCTGGGCCGCATCCGGCTGTTCACCAGCGAACTCGGAGCGCATAACAATGAGACTTCAGCTGCCTTGGCACTTCGCTCTGTCGATTGCGGCAATTTCATCGTTAGCCGCTACAGCGCCAACAGCACCTATACAGCAGCCCTCAACACGGCTGCAAATTCAATTAGGCCGTTGTCCCTCCCGAGCGACAGCCAAGAACTCGCCGAGGTGATTACACCGCCGGCTGGATTGGCGGCAATCGCCAACGATCCTGATCAACGCGGCTGGCCCTTCCAAGCCGATCTTCAAGAATGGGCTCTCGATATCGACGCCGCCAACCTAGACATGACCGCAATTGGCGAAACTTTCGGCGAACACACCAAAGCCCTTGTGCGCGGCGCTGGAACACTTCAATTCTTGGTAGATCATAAAACTAGCTATCAAGGGCAAGACACAACAGCAGTCCTGCGCCTGGTACTTCTGACGCAGCAGTATTGCAAAACAGCTGCAAAGTTTTACCTGTACAAAGATCGCGGCAGCAATCAAGGACAGATTGCCGGAAAAATGTACTACGAATGCGACATTTTACTGACCAACTCAAAAATAAACATTCGCTTTGACGACGTGATCACAGGATCTGCGGACTTTGTTGCTACGGGAGAAGTCGGCTTGAAGGTTTCTCCGTAGTGCCCGCTAGACTTTCGGTATTGACGGCTAACGCGGTGTGTCCTCTCTAGAGCTGGCTGGTGCGGCAGGCGCCCTCGACAACATCAACGCCACACAGGCTGAGTTCCGCGCTCAGATCGCTGCGCTGAATGACCTGATGCGTCAGGTAGCCGGCACCGCCAACGTGGCAGCCGGCAGCAGCGAGATGGTGGATCCGCTGACGGCGCCGTTCACGCTCTACGTGAACCCGTACACCGGCCAGGACACCTTCGCGGCAGGTTCCTACAACACCTACGAAGCTCCCGCCGGCAGCACCGATGAGGCGATCATCGAAGCCAAGCTGAAGCGCCTCGACAAGCAACGCCTCACCTGTGGATTCAGCCCGCAGCGCCCGTTTAAGACGATCAACCGCGCGATCATTGAGGCGGCGATCATCACCAGCAAAAGCTGGTACACGATCACTGACCCGAAGGCTCACCTGGATTGCGTAAGCATCATCCTGGCACCTGGTGTTCACACGGTCTACAACGATCCCGGCTCCGGCATCCCTGTCACCTGGGTGGATGGCTACGAGCCCACCCCGGAAGACCTGATCAAGTTCAACCCAACAGGTGGCGGCATCCTGCTGCCGCGTGGTTGCTCGCTGTGTGGCCCTGATCTGCGCAAATGCACGTTCAGGCCCAACTGGGTACCGGCCAACGAGGACGAGCTGGCTGATCGCAGTAACCGCAGCGAGATCTTCAAGGTCACGGGCACCGGCTACTTCTTCGGCTTCACCTTCATGGACAAGGTGAACACTCCGACCAGTCATCACCTGTTGTCTAGCTTCGGCTTCGCCAGCAAGACCGAGCTCGATGCCTTCTACACCAAGGTGATCACCTATGTCGGCAGCCCAGCCAACCTGAGCGCTGCGCTGACCGTCACGCGCAACACCGAATACGAGATCGTCGGCCCGATCGACGACACGCCCGACGCTGACTGGGACACCACGCAATCAGCATCGCCCTACATCTTTAACTGCTCGGTGCGCTCGCAGTACGGCATGGGCGGCATCCATGCCGATGGCGCCAAGGTGACCGGCCTCAAGTCGATGGTGACCGCCAACTACACGGGCGTGTCGCTGCAGAAGGACATGAGCTGCTGGGAGCTCTACAGCGGCAGCAGCTGGGGCGCAATGCCCGATTACGCCACCTACATCAGCAGTGACCCGAACAACGTTCGGATGAAGCCAACACGGCGCAGCTTTCACATCCGCGCGATCAACAATGCCTTCATCCAGGAGGTGTCGATTTTCGCCATTGGCCAAGGCGTCCACCACTCCACTGAGAGCGGCGCCGAGATCTCGATCACCAACAGCAACAGCTCCTTCGGCGGCTGCGTTGCAATTTCGCAGGGCTACAAGACCAAAGCCTTCGACATCGACGGCGAATGGCGTTTTGCCTACTTCAAGGCGCCGCTGAACATCAGCGAGAAGACGGGCAACGTCCAGAAGTATTACCTCGGCACGATCAGCAGCTACGCCGATGGCCAGACCCGCTTCGATCTGGCACAGGATCTGGTGGCCGCTGATGGCTCCACCACGGTGCCCAAGATCCTCGGCGATCTTGGCTACACCCTGCGGCAGGACAGTTACGTATGGGTGGAGAACCCCAATGGCACTGACTGGCGTGCGCAGCTGGCGGCCAGCGCCTGGAGCACCAGTGATCCAGATCGCATCTTCCTGAAGTCCACCACCCCACTACAGGATGAAAGCGGCGTCAGCCCCGGCATCCCGCAAAACTCCACCACCAACCGCGCGATCGGTCGCCGCGTCTACGTGCGACGCCTGGTGGACACGCGCACCGCATCTGAGCGTCGGTTGAGCGCTGGCATGTTCAGCGTGCAGGCCGCCACGCGCCTGGTGCAGCGCGACTACATCCTGCAGCTTGATCCCACCGCCCCAGTGCTGGTGGGCGATGTTGATCCCTACGTGAGCGGCACGCTGGCCACCAGCAACCCGCTGGCGGTCACCACGATCGCGCAGGCCGACATCACCGCTGGTGATTATCCGCAGTTCAGCTCCATCTACAAGGGGATGGAGATCCAGCTGCGGCGCACCAACCCTTCCGTGGCGTATGCGGTGAACACCTTCTACCGAGAAGGCACCACCGCCACCTACCAGGGCAAGCACTACACAGCCCTGCGTGATGTGACCACGCCTGCCTCCGGCGGCCCGAGCGCGACGGATTGGCAGGAGTCGTTCGTCCACATGCCAAGCGCCCACCAAGCAGACGAGAAGACGAGCAACGAGAGCTACACGATCACGCTCGACGACGACACCGCAAACCTGCAGGCCAGCACCACGCTCGGCTTCAACTTCTCAACGGTGTGGACGGCAAGCGCAGGAGCTGGCACCGTCACCAAGGCGATTCAGGATCAGTACCGCACCAGCAACGACTATCAGGGTGCCTACACGCTGCTGCGGGCGCTGGGCT